GCGTAATACAGCCGGGACCACTTGACATTGTTAATGCGGGTAGAGGCATCAATGACATCCCCGGTAGCAGCACTAAAGCTAAACCAGCCTGCGTCTTCCAGTTTTAGATCGGCCTCAACACTAGTGGTGGCTTCACGTAAAATAGTTTCTAGATCTCCTCCCAACACTATAGCCTTTGGTTCTTTCTTATTCATAGGTCTAAATTAACTCCCTCGTAGCTAATCGCGTCATACACTTGGATTTCCTCGTAGTCAGGCTCAGTCCGCATAAAGTTTAATGCCTGGGTAACACTGTCAACCTGATCATCATGGGCAGCGTTAGGAAAAGCTGCGGTTTCATCTATAAAATCTATCAACCAAGGGGCTGATTCGGGTAGGAATACCTTGCCCGCTTCTATCGATGGGGTGCAGGCATTGGCCCGGGCTACCTTGTTGGCATCAACCTTTATCGGTAATAACGGGATTCTGGTGTCACGCTGTAGCTCTTGGATCAAAGACTGCCCTGATGCTTTATCCTCAATAATGACTAGATTGGGCTTATCCCTCTCGTATAGCGCCTTGGCTGCTATCTTCAGCTCAGGGAATTGTACCTTATCTCGCCATAGGCTCAACAGGTAGTAGCCATTACTGGCTTCTCCCCATGTAGTACAAACGGAGTAATCGTTTTGTGTCTTGTCTTTGAAGGCAGTATCCCAGCTTTGGATTATCCTCTCGAACTTGGGGGGTTCCCTGAAGTACTTCCACCACTCTCGCCTGAATAACTCACCCTCTGCTATAGTCGGGTTGCCTTGATAAAGGCTCTCGAATACCCTGCCACCTACATCACGCTTGATGCTCATTAGTTCTTCTATGGGGTATTGATCAGCCCATAACGCCTTCCCCTCATCTATCGCGGGGAAGTGCAGTATCTTCCATTTCTCACTAGCCGGGTCCTCTTTGATCTGCTTCAGTATCCGGCCCACTAAGTCATCTTCATGCCACCGGGTCATAACAATGATGATAGCAGCGCCCGGCGCTGCTCTAGTCCGAAAGGTCGTCTTCCACCACTCCCACACCTTCTCCCTCATTGTGATGCTTTCGGCTTCCTCAGCATCCTTGACGGGATCGTCTATAATCCCTACATTGAAGCCCCTGCCAGTTACACCACCGCCAATACCAACAGCATAATAAGAGCCACCCTGCTTAGTCCCCCACTCATGGGCAGCTTGCCTTATCGGTATAATTGTTTCCTGTGCTGCCCTCTCTGGTCTATAATGAATGTCAGGAAAGAGCGTAGTCATTTCAGGGGAGATAAATACGTCCCTTGCTTTGCGGGAGTGGGTTAAAGCTATCGACTCGGCATAGCCTGATTGTACTATATAATCCCTGGGATGCTTGGCTAAGTACCAACAAGGGAAACGAAGCGTCACCAGCTCGCTCTTACCGTGTCTGGGGGGCATTACTACCATTAGCCGCTTGAGTTCACCGCGCTCAACTGCTTCAAGTGCTTCTGATAGGGCTACAAGATGAGGGGGTGTCTTGTAAGCCGGGAAGGTGTAACGGCAAAAGGGTAATAGCCTATCCCTGGCCTGCCTCCTCCGGTAATACTCCTCCGCCACGTCTTCCGTTGATAATGCTGAGTAATTCCGCATCGGTTAAATCCTTAGCTTCCAGGTTAAGATTAATGCTTTCATGTTTCTCCGGTGCGTAAGCTCCCTCCATCTTGTTTAACTCGGCTATGGCCTGGATCGGATTAGTCAACTCTACCTTAGTTAGAATTACAGAAAGGTTATCTTCCTTACTCCCGAATGGCATGGTGGTTGTTTGTATCTGCTTTAGCCCGGCCTTGTTTATTGTCTCTGGGCCAATATCGTGCATCCATACACCATCAGCGCTGCAGGTCATAAAGTCTGTCTGCCTGGCTCGGGCTATCTCGGTAAGAATAGACTTACGTTCTTCTACCCCCGCCACCTTGTTTGCTTCAACCTTTTGGTTAAGTTCTGCCTGTCTTAGTAGTATCTTGGTATTTTTAGCCAATCTACACGCATTAACATCAATAGTAGCCCTAGTCAACTTTGCGGAGTAACCGGCCTTTACATAAGCCTCATACTGGCTCATGCCTGCCATAAGATTAAGGGTAAATTGCTCCTGTCTACGTGTTAGTTTCATCTCAATCCCAGTTGGGGTCAGGTATTATCTTCTCAATATTGGTTTTCATGCCGGTAGTAATAAACAGCACATTACTCAATGCCCGTTCTGCCGGGAACATGATATCGCCATAGCATATCCTTATCCCCTTGTCATCTATCGACAATACCTCACCGTAATTATGCCGGATCAAAGGGGTTACATTAGCAATCTCGCACTCGGGTATGTCGTCCTGCTCCCCACAAGCGTCCAGCCATGTTACCTTGACGATATCACCTACTTGTGCTTCACTCACTTTTTCCCCTATCTTCTCATCCAGGTATTCCCCGAACTCAACTAAAACACCAGCCAACTTAGCATCAAAGTATTCTTGCAGCATGCTAGAATCTCCTTAGCCTATAGACTAGCCAGTAAACAAATGCGGGCCGGAAATGTCTTGTTTTGCATCGCCGGCTCCGCCTGCTGTTCCGATCAGAGTCAAGTAATGGCTGCCGCTTGGATAATAAAGAAAGTATATATTACTATCTCTACCCTAAGTATAAGATGCGTGTACCCCCAAAATCAAGCCTGACGATGTTCAAGGGCGTGATGGTGGGGGCATAGCCAGACAATTTCATCTGGCTTAGAGTAATCCGGGTGATGGCGGACTCCCTCTTTGTGGCATCCCTCTATGCTACATTCATGCTTATATTGGTGTGCATACTTGGCTATTGCACCGCAATCCACGATCCAACGCCTGTATTCCCTAAAGCACTCTAGGCAGAGACGCCCCCTACCCCGTTTCTGATAGTCTTCATCAAGCACATCACAACACACACGGCACCGTTTAGGGATAGGGACAGGAGGGATGTATTCGTATTGGAATATCCGGGCCAATAACATTTCCTCCCCGCTCATTTCCTTCTCCTTTCTCTCAGGCAAGCCAGGCAAAGATAGCCTTTATCTCTCTTTATATATTTGAGGGTGAGCGCGCAACCACACACCCTACATCGCTTGGGGATAAAGACTCCCCTGATATAGCCTGCTAACCGAAGATACCCATTATCAATAAACCCTTGTATCTTACCCACTACGATGTACCTCAAACCCCTCTGCCATCTTGCATAATCCGTTATACCTGCGGTTACACCTCTTGTAGTCCGGGCAGGTTGGATTCCAAATCGTTCTCCCCGTATTCACTACCACATCATCTACTACATCGAACAAAGGGAATGCTTCACCGCACCCGTTGTTGGCATTAGAGCATTCGAGTAGTTTACCGGATATCACATCAAAGAACTTGTCCCTGTGTTTGGTCATGTGTGCTGCCAGATCCTTCTTGTTGACCTTTAGATTGACGATTAGTTCGCATCCTTCTCTCATTTTAACCCCCTTGATAATTCCCTGATTAATCTACCGGCTTCCCCCTGGCTCATGGGCTGTTCCTCTATTGGCTCTTTGATCCCCTTAGCCTGGCAGAGCTGTGCAATCTTCTTCTTCTGGAATAACGTGGCGTCCATTACTTCACCCCTACTAGGACAAGGATCGCCACCATGCACTTAGCCGCAAGATGGATGTCTACTGGCGGAGCATTTGGTGTCCCCTTCCCTTCAAGGTAAACTATCCCGCACGTTACAACTGCATTCGGAAAAGCATCACCCCTGAGTATAGCTTGCATCCTAAAGTCATCCTCACTGGTGCTGGTGTTAGATTGCCCCATTTCTCTCAGCCATTCTATAACCGTCACTTAACCCTCCTCTGCCCCATCAGTAGGGTCTTCTGCCGGGTTAGTATCGCGCACGTTTCTCGATCATTGCATAAGTAATCATCCCCTACCTTGTGCAGCCCCCCGGCTCGTGTTCCTGACTCCCCGCAGTCTTTACAAGTGATTACCCTACCCTGTGGGCTTGCCACCAGTATTGGCTTATGGTCCCGGACTGCCGCCTCGTTATTAGTTAGCGGATGCCCTTTCATTGCCATTCTTCTTCGTATTGTCATTTCTGCCTCCCGACCCACCTTAACATTAGTATCGCGACTATACCTGTTCCGCAGATTCCTACCACTGCGCCGATTGCTTGTAGTCCAGTCATTTCAGTGCCTCCTTGGTTCCGAGTTCTCCTAGCCTAGCATTAAACCTATTTTCATTATTATCTATTTTCTTCAGCACTGCCTGGTAATCATCGAGCGCCTTTTCCCTTTGGTATGGGATGCCGGCCACCCTGACTTGCAGGTCGCATCTTTCTATGTCGTTGAAGTATTTTGCCTCGGCATAGACTGAGTATCCCCCTGACCCACCACCACGTGAATACTTACTGGTGGGAACGTAAACCAAGATTGCCTTATACCTGTTTGCCTTTATTTGGTCTAGTCTCGCCACGGAATCCTCTTTCGCAAAGTTGTAAACCCCCGTGAAGGAGTATCCCCTATCCCTTGCTTGCTTCTCATTCATTACTTAACCTCCACAATCTTGATGAACCTGCTGACTACTACGCCATTCCCCCATTGCGTGCCCGATGCCAGGACTTCTTTAATTTTGACCTTTACTATTGCGTCAAAGTGAAAGCCGGAATTCCCTGCATCTTCCCTGGTGATGTATGAGTGCCACCCGCGAGGATAAACCCCAGAGGAAAAAGTGGTGATTAAATCGTTCTCATCTCTAGCATAGTCAGCTTCATCTAGCCATTCCCCTGCAGGGAGCGGTTTCTCCGTCCTATAACATATAGTAAAAAAGTCCCCATCGGTTAAATGTACTACCTTGTACCCATCTTTTACTTGCCTGACCTCTTTGTCTACCGTATCAAGACACATTGTCAACCTCCTTTTGCTTGATACCCAAGATTACCATAGCCGTAAACAGTAGTCAAGTCGGCTAGGAGGCGCTAAGGGCTAATGACGCCCCCACATGTGCTTGTTCTCCATGTGTTTCTTGCACGCATGGTTGATTGCTATATTCATCAGGCTCACTATTGTTTCAATATCGTAACCGTAATGCTTGGATAGTTCCTTGACCGACATCTTTGGATCGTAGTCTAAGTGCTTTAACCACATCACACCACCTACCCCCTCAGTTTCTAACAAGCGCCTGATCCACGCTATACAGGAAACGTTATTCTCCCATGTGGCTTTATAATAACCCGGCTTGGTTACAATATCGTCTTTAGTACCAAGTAGCCGGGGCGGGTAGAATCCCTCTTCCATCAGATATCCCCAGCACAAAGCCCACTGCATTTTCTCCGGTGTCAGCCGGCTCATTAGATTCTCCGACCCATACCACGACTTATACATCAACTCGGGGTCATCATGGAACTCATCGTTCATCGCTATCTCCTCAAACCTAATTATCTTTCCTGCTGTATTGGATAAATCGCATCATGAATACATTTTCTACTGCCGAGCTGCACATTGGGAGAATCATATCGGGTAGTGGATCCGGTAGCGCCGACCAGTCAACCATGTCGTGCATCATATCCCGCGCTTCAGTTGCCAGTAAGATATTATCAGCCTGCTTAATTATTTTCTTGTCAGGGTCAGGTATGAGCGGTGACCTCGAAGTCTTAATCCCAAACTTAGCCTCTATGTTCCGTTGGATAATGTTCTCGCGGATACGAAACTCTGGTATATCGTACTTTATGGGCCGGGGTAGGTCAGTCAGGTATGCCTCTGCCGCGTCATGCAACAAAGCCCGGAGCTTTAATTCATCAGG